TAACCAACGTAACGTCGCTATCGCCTTGACCTCTGCTGAAATGGCAACCGACATGGCTTTGAAATCTTGGGCCAAACGTGTCCTTGATCCTGCCATGGTTACTCTGTCGAATGGTGTTGAGCAAGAATGCTTGACCTTTGCGAAGAATAACGTCGGTAACTACGTCGGTACTCCGGGTAACACGATCTTCGATACTGACACCATGCTGGCGGCTAATCAGAAGCAAATCGAGTTCCTGATGCCACAGGACGACCAAGATTATGCATTGCTTAACCCTGCTGCTACACGCTCGGCTTCCAATGCTCGTAAAGGTCTGTTCCAAGCGTCTGACGAAATCGCCAGCCAATACCGTAACGGTTATATCGGCCAAGCTGACGGTATGACCTACCTGCGTAACAACCTGTTGCCATTGCACATCAACGGTACCGCGACTGGTTCCTTGACTGTTACGGCATCCCCAACTGAAGGCGCAAGCACGATCAACCTGACCGGTACTGGTACTCAAACCATTACCCAAGGTACTGTTCTGACCTTCGCTGGTGCATTTGCTGTACACCCGGTCACCAAACAGTCGTTGGGTTACCTGCAACAATTCGTTGTTACAGCTAATGCCACTGCCTCGGGTGGTGCTTATACTGGCGTTCAGGTGTATCCATCGTTCAGCACTGCGGCATCGGGTTCTACTCAGACGATTACTGCTCTGCCAGCTTCGTCTGCTGTCACCACGATTGTTACTGGTGCGGCGAATCAGTCTACCGTACAAAACTTGGCATTCCACAAGTCTGCCTTCCGCTTTGTATCGGCTCCTCTGATCATGCCTGACGGTGTTGACTTCGTTGCTCAGGAAACTGTTGATGGTATGACTGTTCGTGTTCTGCGCGACTACTTGCCACAAACAGATAAACTGATCCTCCGGGTTGATATCCTGTATGGTATTGCCGCCGTTCGTCCAGAATGGGCTTGCCGTATCGGTGCTTAATCATGATGGGAGGGGAGAAATCTCCTCCCAACTTTAACCAAAGGAGTTTTAAATGAGTGTAGGTATTATAAACGGGAATACTGCCGGATTGTACATTATCACTGCCACGATTACCCCTGCTTCCGTTGCGACGATTACCGCAGCCGAGCAGTCTTTTACCTTGACCGGTAAGGGTATTCTGGCTCGTGATAATGTCATTGCTGTTATCCCGCCTTCTGAAGTTGCTGGTGTAAGCCTGACTTATGCCCGTGTGACTGGCGCTAATACTGTCGCAATCAAATTTGTAAACCCAACGGCTGGTAGCGTTACGCCACCTTCTGGTGCTTATACATTTGTGATTGGACGTACTGACGGCTTGTTGCCAGCTCAGATTGTAGCGGACTAATTAAACAGGTAGCCGGGAGACTGGCTACCTATTCTTAAAGGGTGATAGCATGACCACAGTTAGAGACATTGTTACAGGTTCGTTGCGTCTTATTGGCGTCGTGCAAAAGTCTGAACCTATCGCCGCTGACGAGGCACAGGATGGCCTTGAAAGACTAAACGAAATGATTGCCTCATGGGCCAATGATTCCCTGATGGTGTTTGCTCGTTCTTGGGAGAACTTTGCACTAACACCGGGCCAATCCACTTATACAATCGGTACTGGCGGGGATTTTAACACCGTCCGCCCTACACAGATTATATCGGCATATGTTCGCTTATCCGGGTCTAATATTGATTACCCGTTGAACCTGATCACTGACGATCAATACGCTTTAGAGATTTCTATCAAAAACTTGCAAAGCAATATCCCATATGTTCTTAACTATGATAATGGTTATCCTTTGGCAAAAATTCGTGTTTGGATGGTTCCAAGCACAAGCATGTCGCTGTATATGCAAATGGAGAAACAGGTAGCTAGCTTTGCATCGTTAGACGACGTGATTAACCTTCCCCCCGGATGGCTTAAAGCTATTCGTTATAACTTGGCTGTTGAATTGGCACCAGAGTATAATGTTGACCCTTCCAATCTGGTTTTAAAAGGCGCTGAGGATAGCAAAGCGGAATTGCGGTCACAGGTCCTTGCTAACCGTCCATTGACGTATATGAACGGGAATCTGGGATATGGATATAGTGTTTACGGGGATGTGTATTACGGATGAAAGCTGGTATTTTCGGACCATCCTCAGAGTTTTATAGCCGTAACTGGAATGCAGAACGGTCTATTAACCTGTATCCTGTTATCTCTGATTCACAGGGCGCTAAAGAACCGATGGCGCTGTTTGGTACACCGGGCCTTGAATATCTGGGAACGGCTGGGGGCGGTCCTATCCGTGGCGCTATCACTTGTGGAAATGGGCGATCCTTCTGCCTGTCTGGATCAGAGTTATACGAAATAAACTCCGACAATACTGTTACCCTACGCGGTACGGTATCCACATTTTCAAACCCTGTTTCCATGGATGAAAACGGCACACAGTTGATGCTGGCGACTTCCCCGGATGGGTATATCTTTAACTTCGATACAAACGCGTTCACACAGATTACAGACGTGGATTTTCCGGGTGCGGACTATGTGACTTACTTAGACGGGTACTTTATCGTTACCCCGCCCAATAACCTAGGAAAGTTCTATATATCGGCCTTGTTTGATGGTCTGGTATGGGATGCTTTAGACTTTGCTACGGCTGAAAGCTCCCCAGACGGTCTACAGTGTCCTTATTCGTATAACGGGCAGTTACTGCTATTCGGGGATTACACGACTGAAATCTGGTATAATAGCGGGAACGTGGATTTTCCTTTCTCCCGTATCTCCGGTGGCCGGATGGAATTGGGAACGCCTTCCAAGTTTTCGGTGCAGAGAATTGATGATTCCGTGTTCTTCATTGGCCGGGATAAGCAAGGCACTGGAACGGTGTTTCGGATTAACGGAGCACAACCTAAGCGTATTTCAACCCAGTTTGTGGAGCAAATGGTTTCTATGGCCGCTGATACGATTGGTTCACTTTCCCAGATTGTCGGTTTCGGATACCAGAAGAACGGCCACCTGTTTTACATCCTCAACGGTTCTGGAATGGATACCGCGGTAGCCTATGACTGTGCCACCACGCTGTGGCATGAAAGAGCGTCGTTAAATCAAGAGACGGGTTTCCTGCAAAGATGGATTGCTACGTTTCATATTTACGCTTTCAACAAGAATATCGTTTTTGATCGTGAGTCCGGTAATTTCTACAACATGGACGATTACTGGTATGACGAAAACGGATATAATATCAAGCGGGTCCGGGTTTTCACGCATATCTATTCAGAAGGCCAGCGTTTTCCAATCTCTGATCTAGGGGTGGATTTTGAGGGCGGTGTTGGCCTTGTGGGTGGCGATAGCCCAATTGTGTGCTTGAGGATGTCTCGTGACTTCGGTCATACGTGGTCGAGCGAATATCAGGCCACAATTGGGAAAATTGGGGAATACAAGCAACGGGCGATGTGGCGGCGCTTGGGTGTTCAACAGGAAATGACTTTTGAGGTTTCGACTTCTGAAAAAGTGAAAATTGCAATCACAGGAGGGTACTTCAATGTTGGCAAACGGTAACTTACCAAATCCACCAATTCAGTCTCCATTCCTGATTGATGGCAAGATCAACAACCAATGGATTCTGTGGTTCCAAGACGTGTACAATGCAATTACTGACTTGCAAAATGCACCTTAATTATGTATGTTTTAAAAGGAGATAAGAAATGGGTATGTTCGGAAGTTTACTAGGTTCGGTGACGGGTTCAACCGCTCGGGATGCTGGTAAAGGCATGGCTAAAGCAGCACAGCAAGGAATGGATCAACAAACGGCGATCTATAACCAAAGCCGTAAGGATATGATGCCTTGGCTGACTTCTGGAACTGCGGCAAATAATCGTTTGTCGGTTCTGTTAGGATTGTCTCCTACAACAACAGTCGGAGAAAACAAGTTCGACGCAGCCTCTTATCTGGCCAATAACCCGGACGTTGCAGCCGATCCATATTATAGCAGCCGTCCAGAAGCGCATTATCAGAAGTTCGGTCAATATGAGGGCCGTAAAGGTGCGTTCACTGGACAGACAACGGTAGATAACACCACGGACCCCGCATATGGTTCGCTGACAAAGGCATTCGACATGAATGACTATGTTGAAGACCCGGGCTATCAATTTCGTTTGGCCGAGGGTGAAAAAGGCATTAACCGTGGCCTTGCCTCCCGTGGTAATTACTTCTCAGGTGCAGCTATGAAAGCGCTTACCGGATATAATTCTGACCAAGCGTCTCAAGAGTATGGCAACGCTTATAACCGTTATAATACGGACCAGAACAATCTTTACAGCCGATTGGCTGGCGTGTCTGGTTCTGGTCAACAACAAGCAGGCGCTCTTGGAAGTTTAGGTCAGAACTACGGTAACTCGATTGCTGACTTACTTGGAACACAGGCTTCTGCTTATTGGAATGGCCAGATTGGTGCTGGT